ATGTCCCCGATGATCGTTTTTATCTTTTTGAACACTTCATGCGCGCATGGCGTGGTCTAAACGGAAAATATTGGGTGATCATGGGACAGGTCGCGGGCGATGCCAGTATCGAACACTGCGACATCCAAAAATGGTATGAAACTATGGTTGCTACGATTAAAAGCAACAGCAGTATACCGATCGTCTACCGGCCGCACCCACTGAGCCGGCAATATGAGAAGCCTGGCGGCACCCACTTAAGAAGCGGAACCCTCAACGAGATTCTATCAAATGCCAGGGGTGCCGTGACGTACAACAGCAACAGCGGCGTCGACGCCGTCTTGGCGGGGGTGCCGACAATGGCGCAGGACAAGGGCAGCATGGCTTACCCCGTGGCCGCTCACGATTTCGAAGCGCTATCGACCGCCGCCAATGAGCCCGACCGCGTGGCCTGGTTGCAATGCCTCAGCTATTGTCAATGGAGCCTATCCGAGATTATCGACGGCACCGCCTGGCAGCACTTAAAACGGAGATACGCGTAATGGTCATACAAGAAGTCACAGCGCCGACCGTCGAGCCCTTAAGCCTTGCAGATATCAAGCGCCACGTGCGCGTCGAGTGGGATTTCGAGGAAGATGACACCTATCTCAGGACGCTGATCAAAGCCGTGCGTTTTTTTACCGAAAATTATACCGGCGCCGCCCTGGTGCAACGGACCTATGACTATTGGCTGGATAGTTTTCCGCGTGGCAGTGGCTTGATGTTGCCGCGCCCGCCCCTGACTTCGGTCAGCACATTGACCTATACGGACTACGCGGGCACCCAAACAAGCATGAGCCTTTCGACGGACTACACCGAAGACAGCCCGCCGGCGCTGGTCAGCGACCCCGACCTGGTCGTCGACACCGACAGCCTGCCGGGCCGCCTGGTGCTGGCTTGGGGCAAGGTCTGGCCGTCTGTGACCCTGAACCCCGTCAACCCGATCAGAATACGTTTCACGGCCGGTTATGCCGACGACGGCGGCAGCCCGGCTGACTACCGGGTGAACATACCAATGGACCTAAAGCTCGGCATGTACCTAATTTTGGCGGATTGGTTTAATCAGCGCGAAGACAACAGCCTGGGCGTGCCAATCTACCGCATGCCGCGACCGGCTGAGGCCTTGCTCAATCAATACCGCTATTGGGGGGTTTGACATGCATGCCGGCAGAATGAACCGCCGCATCGAGATCCAGCAGGTTGTCGAGGTTTTAAATTCCTTTAATGAACCGATCGAGACCTGGAAAAAATATCGGACAGTATGGTCTGAAGTCGTACCGGTGCGGACGTCATCCGGGGAGGCCTTTCGCGCACCACAGTTTGTCAGTGTCAATCGTGTAATATTTAGAATCAGATATATCAGCGGTATCACCAACAAAATGCGGATCAGTTATGGCGGGGATTATTACGATATTAAAACTTCAGCGGAATTAGGCCGCCGGGAAGTGCTCGAAATACTGGCAGAACTCAGTGAGGGGTAGAAAATGGGGCTGTATCCAAAATACTTCGTACTTAAACCCAGGGCAAAAAATGCTGAAGACGTTCGAGCACGGGCTTCGCAAGAAGCTATGATGACATATGCCGAGATTATCAGGGAGTCTGACGAAGAATTGGCAGCAGATCTGCTCGACTGGATGCGGCGTGAAACGGAGCGTCAATGCAAGTTGAATTTTCAATAGCGGGCGCTGCGGAGATCGATGCCGTACTTAAGGCGTTGCCGCTAAAAATACGAAAGAAGGTTATAGGGCCCGCTACCAGATCCGGTGCGCAGATCATCAGGAAAGAAGCCGAGAAGCTGGCGCCTTACGATCAGGACCGGGAAAGAGGTGTACACCTTAAGGATGAAATCATTGTACGTAAAAAAAGGCGCACCAATGATATTTACCTGGTGGGGGCCTCCAATCGCGTGCCGCATGCCCATCTGGTCGAATTCGGTACCGGGCCGCGCCCGTTCAAAAAACCGCATTGGGTTTTATTGGGAGGTTTTAATTGGGTATATGTGAGGCATGCCGGCAGTATGACGCCTCAGCCATTTTTACGGCCGGCGCTGGATAATAAAGCCCGCGAGGCGATTGATAAAATAGGCCAACGTCTCGGTGATCTCACGGAGCGCTGGGCGGAACGTTTGGCCGGAGCATATAAAACCAGTGGCCTACGACCCGGCAAGAGGAGGCGCAGCAGATGAGTATAGAATCTGGTCTGGTGGCTTACCTTAAGACAGATACGGATCTAATGGTTTTAGTCGGCAACGGCGACAGTCCAATCACATGTAGAATATACCCTGTGCGCCTGCCACAAAATTGGACGGCTCCGGCCATTACCTATCAGCGTATATCCGGATCACGCCTACATCATTTGAACGGCCCGGCCGGACGCGCCCACCCACGGATACAATTCGATATCATGGGCGATACTTACGCTTCGGTGCGATCAGTGGGCGACAAATTACGGATTGCTTTGGACGGTTATGCCGGTTCCATGGGCAGCGAGACGGTGGGCGTAGCTACAATTGAAAATGATTTCGATGGTTACCTGAGCGATACGGATACTTTCAGAATCAGTATGGATTTCACTATTTGGCACGTAGAAACTTAACTTAAAAGGAGTAAAAAATGGCAACTATTCAATCACAGGCGTGTTCGTTCAAAGTCGGCGACGGCGCCAGCCCGGAAGTGTTCAATGCCGTCGGACAGGTAACCGCGATAGACGGCCCCAGTGGATCGGCACCGGTTATCGATGTCAGTAACTTAGCGAGCACTTTTCGTGAAAAAAACATGGGTCTACCCGACGAAGGTCAAATCACTCTAAATCTGCAATATGACCCCGACGACACCGGACAGACCCGGCTTAAAACCCTGCGCACCGCTCGCAGCCAGGGAAATTTTATTGTCACTCTTTCAGACAGCCCGGCGACAACGTGGACCTTTAGCGGGTATGTTTTGGAGTTTTCAAAATCGATACAGATCGATGAGGTGGTTATGGGTAGCGTCACCGTAGAAATTGACGGCGCCGTGACGGAAGCCTAATATAATTCAGTATAAAAGGCGGTGAGTGTGGAATTATTAAAAGAAGACATCATCAACCGTGATGACCGAACGCTCACAAAAATCAACGTGCCTGAGTGGGGGGGGCACATATATATCCGGCCCCTGAGCGGTATAGAGCGCGTAGCTTATGAGGAGAGCGTTGCCGCTTTACCCAAAGATGAAAAAAACGGCATACAGGTGATTACGCGATTTTTAGCGATGGTCTTGACGGATTCCAAGGGCGACCGGTTGTTTAGCGAAAATGATCATAATGAGCTTGCTAAAAAACGCTGGGATGTGATTATGCGTATATTTAATAAAGCCGGCCGGATTAATGCCATTGACGAGAAAAGTATCGATGAGCTGGAAAAAAACTGATCAGCCGGCCTCGCCGGCGCTTTTATTTTCGTTTGGCATTAGCCTTAGGGTATGCGCACCCGCTCCACTTACTCAAATGCTTAACCAGCCACCAGGTGGCCGAATGGGCGGCCTACTATCGTATCGAGCCCTGGGGCGAGGAGCGGGGTGATTACCGGGCAGCTATTATCAGCAGCACGGTATATAATATGCAACGCGCCAAGCGCGCTAAACTACTAACTCCGAAAGATTTTATGCCGAAATTCGGGGCTGAAATTGCTCAGAGCGTGGCTCATAAAATACGACATACATTTACAAGTTTTAAAGAAAAAAAAAGCAATAAATAAATCATGGCTAAAACCGTAGGCAACATCGTCGTTCAGTTACAGGCCAATAGTGCCGGATTTAACCGCGACATGCGCAAGGCGCAGCAACAGGTGAGTTCAACGTCCGCAGGCATTAATAAAAGCCTAGGCTCTATGGAGCGCAGCTTTAAAAGTCTGCGCGCTAAAACGCAATTACAGATAAAAAGCTTTTTCTCTTTGCGCAAGGTTGTGGGGGCGTTGCTTGGCACTGGTGGTTTGGGTTTACTTATTAACCGGTCTTTACAAGCGGCCGATGCTATTTCTAAAACGGCCGATAAAATCGGTATATCTACCAAGGCGTTGCAAGAATACCAGTTTGCCGCCTCACAAAGCGGTGTAGAAACCAGCACCTTAAATATGGCCTTGCAACGCTTTACGCGACGTGTCGCTGAGGCCGCTCAGGGAAAAGGTGAGCTTAAAGACGTTTTAGAACAATATGGAATCGCCGTCCGGGATGCCGGCGGCCGCACGCGGAAGACCACAGATATATTAGAAGATTTGGCCGAGGTCGTTAAAAACACGGAGAGCTCCGCCGAACAGTTGAGAATTTCGTTTAAAGCTTTTGATTCGGAGGGAGCCGCTCTCGTCAATATGTGGAGAGATGGCAAGGATGGCCTTAAAAAATACGCCGATGAGGCTAATCGTTTCGGAATTATTTTAGAAGATGCTGTGACACGCAATGCCGCCAAGGCGAATGATGCCCTGGACAAAATGGGCAGGATAATCAGTGCTACGTTTACTAAGGTTGTGGCAGAGAATGCGGACTCATTGGCAGCGGCCGTCGAGAAACTGGCGACTGCTATGAGCAAGGTAGCCGTGTTTGCCGGCTTGCGTTCTATTATAGGTACCACCATGCAAGGTATGGCGATGGTACAAAAAGGACAGCTTGATTACATAACATTTATTAATGCCGGCTGGCGCGAGCGGCAGAAAATGGTTGATGACATCCTAAAAAAGCAGCAACAACTTGGAGCTATCAGCCAACATGAGGCTTTCCGGCTTAGCGAATCGACACGCGGTGTCCCCACTGGTGGGGTAACGCCCAGGGCGGCCCCCACTACGATAACGCCGGTGGTTGACAGGATCACGGCCACCACTCCAAAGGTGGCCCGGCAAGTGCGCAACGAAGCCGAAGAAGTCGCCAAACAATATACCGAGGCTTTTAATGATGCCGTGATGCTTTACAGCGGCGAGATCGAGTCACCGGGGTTGACGGCCGCCCGTATTTTTAGCATGGAATATGAGCACCGGATTAATTCCGTTACGCAGGCGCTTGATGAATTCTACACGGAAATCGATGCCGCTGCCGCTGCGACCACTACCGCCGCTGATGACATGGCGGGCGGTTGGACTAAATTGGGCAGATCTATAAGCAGCGTTACAAACGGCATGAGCAATGCCTTTACTGAATTTATCATGACCGGCCGCCTCGATTTCAAGGAGATGGCGGCATCTATTATCGGAGATCTGATCCGGATACAGGCGCAGGCGGCCGCCATGCAGATTTTTGGCGGGTTGAGCGGCGGCCTTGCAGGGCTCTTTGGGGGCGGGGCTGCGCCGATCACCATGCAGCATGGGGGATACATAGGTGAATCTGTTTTTGGAGTCGGCCGCGAAAGTGGCCGCAGCTACGAGTTTCATCCCCACGAATTCGTAGTGCCGATAGAAAATAACGTACAGCATGGAGAGCGCCGGGGTGGGGTAAACAATTTCAACATAGTTGTGCAGGCGCCCGAAGGTCGCGTACCACGCGAATCCATAAACCAGATGCAAACTGCGCTGGCCCGCAGCATGCAGCGCCAGGTACATAGAGCACAGTGACTACTTTTATTGAAACACCAAGCTTTCCGCTAACGATTGCGTTCGGTAGCGCCGGAGGGCCGCAGTATAAGACCGTTATCGTCATCGCCGGTGGTGGTGCTGAAAGCCGCAATTTAAAATGGACCTATCCGCTGCATGCTTATGATGCCGCCTGCGGTGTTAAAACCCTGGCGGATATGGAAGATTTGATCGCTTTTTTTCATGTAACGGCCGGGCGCGGCCTCGGTTTTCGATTTAAAGATTTTGCCGACTTCAAATCCTGCGCCCAGGCGGACACTCCGGCGGCCACAGATCAGACGATCGGTACCGGGGACGATGCGGAAACCGATTTTCAACTCGTTAAAGTGTATGCTCACGGCGCGTACAGTCGCAGTCGCAATATTACTAAGCCTGTGACCGGCAGCGTCTTGATCAGTATCGACGATGTCGCGCAGGGCAGTGGCTGGTCAGTAGATACCACCACCGGTATAGTCACGTTTGACACGGCGCCGGCAACCGACGAAGTGATCAAGGCGGGCTATGAATTTGACGTCCCTTGCCGATTTGACACCGATACCCTATCCAGTGTGTGGGAGGAGTATGAACTGCTTTCCGCCAGTGTGCCGATTATCGAGGTGCGCCTATGAGTAGGACTATCGGCGCATCGCTTTTATCTCATTTCGGCCTGGATGTCACGACGGTAACGATTTGTTACCACATATTGAGAAAAGACGGTACGGAGCTGGGTTTCACGGACCATGATGAGGATTTGACGGTCAGTGGGTTGACGTACCAATCATTGGCGGCGGCCGACAGCTCGGCCTTGAAATCAATGGCCGGTTTGAGTGTCGATATCGCCGATGCATCCATCGTGCTGGATGCGGCGGGTATCACAAAAGAAGATATTATGGCTGGTCGTTATGAAAATGCGGCATTATGGATCTTCGCGGTTAATTACAGTGCCATTGCGGCCCAAGGAAGTGTAACACTCTCTTACGGGCGCATTGGCGAGGTCAAACTCAATGGAGAGGTGGCCACCTGCGAGTACCGGAGCTTGACCCAATTGTTACAAAAAAAAATAGGCCGCACGTACACGCCGGGCTGTGACGCGCAGCTCGGGGATACTCGCTGCGGGGTCGATCTGGATGCCAGCCCGTCATCGTATAAAGTCAATGACACGGTTGCGGGAGTTACCAGCCGGGCGGTTTTTACAGCGTCTGGTACCGGTGACGCGGATTATATCAACGGGCGCATCGTATGGACCAGCGGCGACAATAACGGGCTGAGCATGGAGATTAAGACCTGGCCGTCTGCTTCTAACACCGTGACATTAATTTTACCGATGCCTTTTACGATAGCCGTCAGTGATACGTTTACAGCCTATGTTGGATGCAATAAAACATTTGACGACTGTAAGGACCGGTTTTCGAACGGGGATAATTTTAGAGGCTTTCCGCATGTTCCGGGGTTTGACAAATTACACGAACATAGCGGTTGGAGATGATGCATGTATGATGATGAAGCGGAAATAAAAGGCCGTATTATCGGCTGGGCGCGCGAATGGCTGGGGGTGCCCTACCTGCATCAGGGGCGCAGCCGGTTGGGTGTGGATTGTGTCGGCGTAATTGTGGATATCGCCAAACGTCTCAACATGTCCGTGCAGGACTGGCAGCGATATCCGAGGGTGCCGCATGCCGGGCGGTTGCTAAAATCCTTTCGTGCACATTTAATAGAAATACCCTCAAAAGACTTATCGCCGGCGGATGTGGTGTTGATGAGCTGGCGGCAGGAACCCCATCATGCCGGCATCATCAGCAGAATAGGCAATGAGGGATGGGATAATACACGTCTTGGCTTAATTCATTGTAATATGACGGTAGGTAGGGTGGTCGAGCACACGTTGGATGAAAAATGGCGAAAACGCATAAAATATGTATTTCAATACCCGACAAATCCTTGGCTGGTGATATGATATGGGCGCACTAATCATACCGGTGGCCGGCGCGGCCATTGGGGGCGCATTGGCATACGGTACAGCTTATACGGCCATCGGTATCAGCCTAGGGTATGTCGCCGGCAGCTTTATCGGCAATGCACTAATAGGCAGCGACAGCCGTGACGTGAAAGGCCCCAGGCTGGATGACCTCACTGTGCAAACTGCCAGCTATGGCGCCGATATCCCGCAGATATATGGCGCCGCACGAGTATCCGGCAATCTCATATGGTCTGCGGATCTGCAGGAACATGAGCACGAAGAAGAATCCGGCGGCGGCGGTAAAGGCGGCGGCGGCAGCAGCAGCACATATACGACGTATACTTATACCTGTAGTTTCGCCTTGGGTTTGTGTGAGGGCGAAATTAGCGGCATCGGCCGTATCTGGTTTGACGGTAAAATTTGGTTGGATAACCGCAACGGCATAATCGAAGCCGCTTACGATCGTGATACGATGCTGCAAAATTACGGTCTGGTCACCTATTCGCGCGGCCAAAAAATAGAACTTTACACCGGCAGTGAAAGCCAGCAACCCGACCCGACGATGGAAAGTTATGAGGGTGCCGGCAACGTGCCGGCGTATCGGGGGTTGGCTTATATTGTGTTCGAGGATATCGACCTGGGAACCGCCGGTCATAAGCCCAGCGTAACGGTCGAGGTTTTTAAGGCCGCCACGCCCGTCGCCGAGTATTATTCATTTAACCGCACACCGACCACGGATACAAACCTATATCCAACCATTACCCCGGACGGCAACTTATTAGTACTGTGTTATAATGCAACCGACGGCTATTTTTTTAGGTTGTTTTCCGGCATGACCTGGAACGAGCTCTATCGTTTCTATCCGCAGGATTTCGGCAGCAATAACTATTCTAATCCGGGCGGCTGGGACTGCCAGGGGATGTGCATCCGCATGGGGGCACCCGACGATTACGGCGTGCCGCAAAACACCATGATGACCCTGTGGGTACAGGCCAGCGGCAATTGGCCGGAGGCCTGGGTGGTCTACCATGACGG